TCTGGTACAGTAAGGATTTTGATGAGTTACGTTTAAGAGCAAACTATAACTATGGTGCTCAAATCGCAACCTTCGGTTCTACAGCGTACTTCGCAACTAACAACTTATCATAATCTAAGTAAAAATATTAAAGGGGGAGTAAAATCCCCCCTTTTAAAAAAAATAAACAAAAAATTAATAATAAAAATATATGTCTTGCTATATAAGTTCAGGTGTTCAATTAGGTTGTTCTGACGGTATTGGTGGTATTAAAACTATATATGTATTAGGTGCCACAGGTGCTACTGAACCTTCTGTTTCAGGAATTACATATTCAGGTGCGACAGGTCCTATCACTGGTATTTCTGGTGCAGGTACTTGGTTTCAATTTGAATTGAAGAGAAATACTTCAAGTTTAACACAAAATACCACTAAGTCATTTGAGAACGGCACAATATATTGGGAACAAGTTTTAACTGCGGTTTTATTTAAATACGACCAGGATAAAAGAAACCAATTGAAAGTATTAGGTCAAAATGATCAAATTCAAATTATTGCAGTTGACCAAAATGATGTTCAATATTATTTAGGTCAAGTTAATGGTATGTATTTAAGTGGTGGTTCTGCTGCTACTGGTACTGCATTCGGTGATAGAAATGGTTTTGAAATGATTTTCACAGGTCAAGAATCAGCACCAGCAAATGTAATTAGTGGAACTTTAAGTTCTATCTTTACTGCGGGTGGTTTTAATGACTAATTGATAAAAAAAAAGTAGGTCTGTTGTGGACCGAATTTCTATATCTAATCCAATCGAAAAGAGGGGCTTTATGCCCCTTTTTTTATGCTATACCAATTCACTTTGGTTTTTTTTATATTTAGATATATAGGGATAAAATATGTTATACATTCAAAAAGGACAAGAGAACGAATTGACAATGAATATCAATAATAACACTACAACATCGTTTAGTGGTTATACATTGGAGTTTACACATATAATGTCAAAAGAAGTTAAAAACTATACAGTTAGTACTAGTAACCCATCTCAATTTGCACAGAACATTCGTTATTGTGAAATTGTGTTACCATTAAATGTTAGTGACCTAAATTATGAAGGTGAATATCAATTGAACATTTATGGTAATGGGACAACTTTGGTATTTACTGGTATTGCTATATTAGAAGGAACAGTAGAAGCACCTGCATTTACTGAATATATTTCTCCTAATGAAGTAAACGAAAATTATATATACATACAAGAATAGTTATGAGTGAAATAAAGAAAGCAGAATTTAAAAATATTGCGTTTCAAAAAGCGTCAATACCAGTATTTTCAGAAGTATTACAAAGATCACCTTGGGTTTACTATGGTGAAAACAATTTACTTCCACAATACTTTATAGATTTATATGACAATTGTGCAATACATAAAGCAATTATCACATCAAAAGTAAATCAAATTATGGGTGATGGAATTGTTTCATTAAACAATCCAATGGCAACTGTCAATTTAGTTAATGGTAAGGAAAATGTTGCCGATGTAATGAGAAAATGTACATTAGATTTTATGATGTTTGGAGGTTATTCTTTGAATGTTATTTGGTCTAAAGACAGAAAGACTATTGCTGAAATTTATCACTTAGACTTTAGTAGAGTACGTAGTGGTAAATTAAACGATGATGATGAGATTGAATCTTATTTCTATTCAGCAGATTGGAGACAATTAAAGAAATATCCACCTGAAGAATATCCTGCATTTAGTCAAGATAAAGGTGCAGCATCTCAAGTTTATTATTATAAATCTTATCAACCATCTTTAACATACTATCCAGTACCTGATTGGTCTGCTGGTCAACGTGCAATTGAAATTGATATTGAATCAAAGAACTTCCATATGAATAACCTACGTAAAGGTATGGTTCCTTCATTATGGATTAACTACAATAATGGTATCCCTGGCGAAGAAGAACAAAGAACATTAGTAAGAGCGTTAGAATCTCAATATGGTGGTACAGATAATGCTGGTCAAGCAATTATTTCATTCAATGAATCTCAAGAACAATCACCTGTAATTACACAAATTCCTCGTAATGATTCTGATACTTACTATCAAAGTTTAAATGATGATATTACTCGTTCTATATTGTCAGCACACAGAGTATCAAGTGCAGAATTATTTGGTATTGCAACAGCTGGTAGATTAGGTGGAGCAAATGAAATTACAGAACATTCTGAATATTTCCGTAAAATGGTAATTATGCCATTCCAATCTTGTTTATTACCATCATTTAATAAGTTAGTTTCATTGAAATTTGGAACACCAACTACATTTGAAATTAAACCATTAAGTTTATTCTTGGTTGGTGACATTAATGAAAATCCAACAGTTGTTGATAAACCTGTTGTTCCAGTGGAAGCTGAAGCACAAATTATCAATGAAAACATTAAAGGATTAAAAGGAAGAGAATATCAAAACCTTATGAGAATTGTAAGGGAATATAATAAAGAAAAAATAACAAGAGGACAAGCAATACATATGTTGATGAGCGGATATGGTTTAAACGAAGAAGAATGTAATGTTTGGTTGGGAGAAGAAGAAACAATTTTAAATTAATTATAAATGGGAGTTTTATTAATATCAGAAACAAAACTAAAGAACTTTACCAATATCAATAAAAATGTTGATATGGATGTTCTTAAAGCAGAAATACAAATTGCACAGGATATTGACTTACAGACAATATTGGGTACAAAGTTCTATAACCATTTATTATCACAAGTAACATCAACAGGTAATACATTCAATGCAGATGAAACAACTTTGGTAAATGATTATGTTCAACCATTTCTAATTCAACAGGCTTATTTCCAATGTATCCCACAATTGATGTACAGAACAATGAACAGAGGTATTGTGGAAGGAACAATGGAAAATGCTACATCAGTTGATATTGAGACAATGAAGTATCTTCGTACAATCCAAAAACAACGTGCTGACTTTTATATGACACGTCTACAAGATTATCTATTAATCGGTCGCGGTCAAAACAAATTCCCTGATTATGTATCTCAATCTACAATTGATGGTATGATTCCTGATAGAAGCCAAAAGTACAACAATGGTATATTCTTAAAACATACAACAAGAAAAGGATACTCAACAAGTGATATTGCCAGAAAAGGTATAGCAGTTTATTCGGAGTTACAAAATGAAAATCCTCCTTGTCAAGATTGTTATTAAAATAAAAAATATATGTATATAAAAACAACAGCAACAATACCTTCTTACGAATTTACTTGTTGGACAGAAAAAAAATGAACACAGAAATATTATTAATTATATCAAATGTATTAACTGGTATTGCAGCATTCTTCGTTGGTAAAAGACGTAGTGATGCTGAGACTGATAATCAAGTACTTAGAAACTTAGAATTATCTATCGGTCTATATAAGAATATCATTGATGATCTTAAACAAGAAATACACGAACTAAATATTAAGGTTCAAGACTTACAAAAAAAGGTTGAGAATTTAATGGATGAGAATAGAAAACTAAAAAAACATAATGGATTATGATAGATAAGTTACCACAACCAACTGAAGAAGAATTAAATATGACAGGTAAACACGAGTACTTCGCAAGGATACTTGAAATGGATTTACATAAAAAAATGAAGATTGACCATCTTGCAATTACAGGTTGGATTAGTCATAACTTCAATAGTTTCTATTTAATGAACAAAGAATTAACCTACAAGGAATATTTAAAATTAACAAAGTAATATGAAATTAGAACAAATTATTAATCTTAAATTAAATAACTTTGAGATTAAATTACCAAAGAAAATGGCCGATTTAGAAGATAGCTGCTGGCCAGGATATGAAGCAATTGGAACTAAAGAACTGGATGGTAAGACCGTTCCTAATTGTGTCCCAATCAAAGAAGAACAATCAAAAGTAAAGAAGGAAGGTTTCCCTGTACCGTCACCTGAAAGTGACGAAGAACAAGATAAGTTTATATCTCGTTGTATTAGTGATTTAATTGACGAATATGGACAGGAACAAGCGTCAGCCATATGTTATGGTCAATGGGAAAAGAAGTAGTCTTAAAATCAATTTAAATAACAAAAAACCCTCAGTCTAAAAGTCCGAGGGTTTCTTATGCTTTCTATTTATTATAAAATGGTGGGGTTCGTTAGAGATGGCAATCATAGAATATACAGAATATTAAAAACTCCCCCCACCTATATAAATATATAAAAAATAATTTGAATTACAAAATGTTTTATAAAAAAAAAGGGAACCAACACCAGGTCCCCAATTTCTACTTTATGGAACAAAAAAAACATTTATGGTGTTTCTTCAAACTTATTTTGAATATGTTCATCTATTTTAGATATTCTATCACCTAATTCCTTACTATAGCCATTCTGACAATAGTCTACAATTACGTTGGTAATACCTAAAATTTCCTTAAGGGTTAGTGGTGTACCGATTGTTCTTTGATAATCTTGTACAAATTTAAGAGAGGATTGTCTAACAATGCTGTCTTGGGTTGTGTTGTTTGCCATTTATATTTCTGTTTTGTTTATACAAATTTACAGAAAATAATTGAAATAAAAAAATATTTGGTATAATTTTTATCTTTTGAGAAAAATCGTTATACTTATAAATGTAGATGGCGCAGAATATCTTTTAATCAAACTGCTAAACTTCAGGTAAACTCCTGTTGGACCGTGTAAAATTTTTATTTAATTTACCCAGCAGCAATCCTTAAATTTACCCAGCAGCAAGCATCCAGTAACCAGAATAAAGATTTGGTAGTTAATTAGAAAATATATATATTTGTAAAAAAATATACTAGATATGGAAGAATTAACAAAAACAGGAAATTGGTACTGGAGAACAGGTGAAATATCATTGAAAGATTATTATACTTTACCTAGTGCATCTAGAAAGCAGCACATTGAATTTCTATTAACATTAAAGGAATCTCAACGAAGCAGCAATGATATTAGTATATTAATTGTATCTAGAGTTAAAGAAGAAAAGGAAAATATTAAATTTCTAGAACTTTAATAAAAACCGTAATATTTATTATTATGGCAGTAAATAGAGAAAAGATATTATCCAACTTAAAAGAAGCAGATTTGTACCAGTTATTGCAAAAATACTGGATAGATATTGTTGATAATAATTTAACTAATTCAAATTCAATAATAGATTGGTACGTACCCAGTACTAATACTTGGATAGAAGGTAAGTGCAGACCAAGACATTGGGATGCTTTACTTATTGAAAGAATCAAATGGAATGCTTTAATGCAAAAAGAGAATGCATATTATATAAACTCAACACCGAAGGGAATATTTGTATTTGATATTAAGCAACTAGAGGAACCAGTTTGGGATTTTAATAAAATGGCTAAGTCAACTTACTTTGAAGGTTCTGGTACCAAAATAGAAAAGGATAGTGGATACTATCCAATCAGTAAAGCATCCTTTCAATTAGACCAGATATTGATTAATTAAATTTTTTTATATATATTTACATATAACAGTTAGTGAAATACTTGTTTAATCCCAGCACTAGGTTTGCTTCCATATTCCTACGATGCTGGGATTTTTGGTAAAAACACAGATACTTATATTATGAAGATATGTACAAAATGTAAAATTGATAAAGAAGATAAAGAATTTCAAACATACTGGCACTCAACGCAGAAGAAATTCAGAATCAGAAAAGAATGTACATTATGTCACAATACTCAACATAACGAAAGAAGACGTTTAAAACGATTAGAATCCAAATTGATACAAGTATCCATTAGACCAGAGATAGTTCAACCAGTCCAACTAGAATCACAACCAGACCTATCTAGTGATAAGAACTACAAACAGTGCAGAACCTGTGCAGAATTTAAATTAAAAACAGAATATTATAGATATAATAATTCAGGTAAAAAATGTTATTTAGATTGTAGAATTTGTATTAATAAAAAGGAAGTTGAAAGATCAAGAATTGATAGAATAAAAGAACTTGAAGAAAATGGTGGCAGTTACCAACATAAAATAAATCCTGGTGAATGGATTGATGAATATCAAAAGGAAGCAACATACAATATTCTCAAAGCAATTGGATGGAAACTCAACAAAGATAATGGAATATGGTGGAAAGAAGGAATAAAGACCAGTGACGGAGTATTTATTAATATTGAATCAAACAAACGATTATCATTTGAAAATTACCCAAAAGTAATTAGTACACCTCAAAAAAAAGAAACTTTTGATACTGCTGTTGCAATGA